GCGCCGGCGGGCTGGTGCTGCTGGGCGCCCTGCTCGCGGCCGTCGCCTTCGCAATGGCCTGGCACGGCATCGAGGACACCGGCGTCTACCTGCTTATGGGCGCCCTGCTCTGCGCCACCCAGGTGCCCGACGCGTGGAGGCGCGGCCGCGATGGCTGATCCGACCGTAGCCGCCACAGTCCGCGCCATGCGCCGTGCAGGCGCCGCCGGCGAATCAGTGCCGGCAGAGGTCGCCGCTGCCTGGGCAAAGGTCTTCATGGAGCAGCTGTATGGCTCCCAGAAGCCGGTCAGGTACGAGTGCCGGCGACGCGGCAGTAGAGAGCCATGGGAAGAGGCCGAGCCCGAGGACGTGGCCAACCCGCGGCGCCGGAATCTGATCATCCGCGCGCTCTACCTGCACCCGCCGGTCGGAAAGCAGCAGCACCGCTGGCCGCCCGGAAGCAACGGTGACGGCAGGTGCCTGGACTGCGACGAAGCCGAGTGGCTCGCAGGGCCGGACTGCCGGCCGCACGCCCCGCTCCGCGACCACCGCTCATCTATGCCCTTCCGCATCACCTGGCTGATCCAGCCGCTCGAACAGCTCCACTACCTCGCCAAGCACCTCAACCCTTTCGACCGCGACAAATGGCGGAAGGAAGCCACCTACCTCATCGACCGCATCAGAGACCACGAGAAGGGAAGCCAGCCATGAAGATCGATCAGCACAGCGCTCCGTGCCCAATTCGCGGCTGGAGGAACGTGCCAAACATGGAGTTAACTCGGATGCTCTCAGAGGTCAAAGAATCAGTTCCGAGGCATCAGGTGTCGGGCCATCTCCACCGTGGTCGAGCGCAAACTTGGAACTTCGCGTTCGATGGCACCCAACAGTTCAAGAAGTCGCGCGCCAATGCTCACCCTCATGGAATTGAGAACGACGAGCCCAACTCGCACGTGATCCGACTCGAGATTGAGTCCTTCCGTGGTCCGATTCCTGAACTTTTCATTCAACGCAACGGCTTCTTGGGTGATCTCCACCATGCGATTCCAGGCCTTCGCGTCCTTCTTCAGAAGGCGCAGAAGGACGAGAATGCTCTCAACGCGAGCACTACTTTCCAGCACGGGCACCGGGAAGTCGATCGTGAGCCCTGCCAAATCGCGAGGCTCTATGAAACTCGGCTCTTCGAGCAAATCTTCAATTGTTCGGCCGTAGTCAAGCCACTGCGACAAGAACTCGGGCAAATCATGCACGTAGTCTGCGAGAGCAAGGTGGTTGCGGAAACGCTCCTTTCGCAGGTTAAGGATGACAGGAACCAGAACAGCGAAGAGCGTGACAGTTGCAGCCGCCCATGCGCCCACTGCGGCAACTGCGTCCCACCAGACCACACAGTCATCTACACCCAACTCGTCGCATCGAAAGACCCCATCCCATTTGCTCATTCCTTGAACCCCCTTTGGACTGGTGGGCATTCTGCCACGCGTCGCGACACCATCTCCCAGCCCGCAACCCTAGCCAACGTCAAGCCGCCGCGTGACCGGCGCACCAGGCTGCGGGAGGACGTGTAGTGGACAGAATGCCGAGTTGCCTGCGCTACCTCCCACCGGGCTTTTCAACGGGGCTGGATTTCGCCATGTACTTCAACGACTGGGCTGCTCAAAAGAACGAGCCGCCCACTGCAGCTGATATCCAGCAGCGGTTCGGTTGCTGCCGGGCATCCGCGTACCGATGGCGGCGTTCCTACATCGATGCAGTTGCTCGCCGAGCGGCGCGGAAGGCTGCCTGATGGACCCGATCGCCCAGGCCAAGCACACAGCGCGCGTGCTGATCGGCGAGGCTCGCGCCCGCCGGCTGGCCGGCCACGGCTTCTGGTGCATGTTCCGCATGGCCCAGTCAGCTCGCCGCCGCGCCGCAACCCTCCCCCGCCCGGCGCCGCCGGCACTCCCCATCCAACCGGAGCTGTTCGCTTGAACATGACCCCATCATTTGGCCTGGGAGCATTGGTGTTCTCGGCCACCATGGAAGTTCCGCGCATCGCCAAGCGCGCGAGGCCGATGGCTCAGCACGACTATGCGGACTACGGCTGCGTCCGATCCGTCATGGAATTCATGAAGTGGGCGCACGAACAGGACCGCTTCCCGACGGTCCCGGCTGTGCAGAACCGCTTCAATGTCAGCAAGGCGACGGCTTACCGGTGGACCAACGCCCTTGCTCAGACGTACGGCATCGACCCACCGGTTCGATCCGGCCCAGGCATCTTCGAATGACTGCTGCCAATCAGGAGAACTCCCCATGACCCAGCGACACATCAGCCACCCCGAGCCGCTGCCGGACTGCGCCGCCGGTCACAGCGCGCGCCACATCCACGACCTGCGCGGCCTCGCTGCCGGCGGCGGCCACTTCGTCGAGTGCCGGTGCCGGCATACCCGGAAGCACGCCGAGCCGATCGCCGCCATCGCGGAATGGAAGCGGGTCAACCGCCCCACGCGCGTGCGCCGGACGCCCGAGCCGACCATTGTCGACAACGTTGTGCAGATGCGGCTGCCCGGCCTGGCCGCGGGCAACGCAGCCTGACCACCAGTTCACAAAACAACTCAGCCGCACGCCGCGGCGAAGGAGATCAGATGACCAGCAACACCGAACGCCGAGCCCCCAACCTGCTGCGCCTCAAGGAGGTCATCACCAAGACCGGGCTGTCCAAGAACACCATATACGACCGGATCCGGAAAAAGGAGTTTCCTGCGCAAATCGACCTCGGGGGCAACTGCGTAGCTTGGTCGGAGGACGAGATCGACCGGTGGATTCAGGCAAAAATGGACGCCCGCCAGGTCAATGAGGACGGATTGCCGAAAGCCGCATGACGCGGGGGCATATGTGGGGGCATCCGCAAGTAAGTGGACTGTCCCGCCCTACTGCTGCAATGGCTGCATGGCCGAACGGGATTCCCCTTGGCTCCACCACTATTCAGCCCGACAGGGCACTCGAAAGGCCGGAACACCTGCAAATACAGGGGTTTCGGCCTTTTTCGTTGGACGAGCGAGTCCTACCCAGTACGTTGCAGCTAGTGAGACGGTGGGGGCATATTTTGGGGCACCTGCCCCATGCCCCCATAACCGATGCCCCCACTCTCAGATCTCGCTATTCGGCGCGCCAAGCCGAGCGGCAAAACCCAGAAGCTCTTCGACGGCGGTGGTCTCTATCTGGAGATATCACCGGCAGGTGGCCGGTGGTGGCGGCTGAAGTACCGCTTCGGGGGCAAGGAGAAGCGCCTGGCGCTCGGCGTGTATCCGGAGGTCACGCTCGCCTTGGCACGCAACCGGCGGGAAGACGCACGCCGTCTGCTCGCGCAAGGTACGGACCCAAGCCAGCAGAAGAAGGACGCCGCTGCGGCGAAGGCCGGACTGGACGCGCTGACGTTCGAGTCAATCGGACGGGAGTGGATGAAGGGCCGGCTTTGGGCGCCGTCGTACCGCATCAAGGTCGAAGCGTGGATGGAGAACGACGTGTTCCCGTGGATTGGCTCCCGGCAGGCTGCCGAACTTGAGGCGCCGGATTTCCTGTCGATCGCGCGACGCATGGAGCGGCGCGGCGCCATCGAGTCCGGCCATCGGGTGATACAGAACTGCGGGCAGATCATGCGCTATGCCATCGCCTCGGGCCTGGCCAAGCGCAACCCGGTCGCCGACCTACGCGGTGCGCTGCAGCCAAAGCCGAAGCGCCACTACGCCGCCTTGGCCGAGCCGAAGGAGCTGGCACCGCTGTTGCGCGCTATCCACGCCTATCAGGGCAGGCCGGTCACGCGCTGGGCGCTCGCCCTCGCCCCGCTGGTGTTCGTGAGGCCGGGAGAGCTGCGCCAGGCCGAGTGGACCGAATTCGACTTGGACGCTGGCGTGTGGCTCATCCCGGCCGATAGGATGAAGATGCGCGCAGAGCACCTGGTGCCGCTGTCGCGGCAGGCCCTGGACATACTGAGGGAGATCCACCCGCTGACCAACCGGGGCAGGTACGTGTTCTCCGGCCGCAACAGCGTGCAGAGGCCGTTGAGCGAAAACACAGTGAACACTGCGCTCCGGCGGATGGGCTTTGAGAGCGATCAGATGACCGGCCACGGGTTCCGAGCCACCGCGCGCACAATCTTGGACGAGGTGCTGGGATTCCGCCCCGATATCATCGAGCACCAGCTGGCGCACGCCGTGCGCGACCCGAACGGCCGGGCCTACAACCGCACGACCCATATGGCCGAGCGCGTGCGCATGATGCAGGAGTGGGCGGACTACCTAGACCGCCTGCGCACCGGCAACGTCGTAGCACTGCGGCCAGATCAGGCGGCCTGATCGTCTTCGAAGGGCTGCAGTCGGTTGGCGATGCCGTAGAACCGCGCGGCCTCGGCGCGGAGGCGGTCAGCGCCGCGCCGGCGAGTCGCCCTCGCCCGCCAGTCGCCGCTGTGATTCCTGTCCAGGTCGTCGGCTTGCTGCCATAGCGAAGCCGCCCTCGCGCGCGCCCAGCTCGCCTTGCCGATGCTCTTCTGATCCATGGAGCCACTGTCGCCGCCGGCGGTCGCACGCGCCGATACGGAGGCAACGCCGGCTGACTGCCTACCAGGTCCGGTTCTTCCGCTGGGCCGCGCGGGCCACTTCGCGCTGATCGATCTCCAAGCGAAGCCGCTGCTGATGCCTGACCGCCCACAACTCAGACCCGATCACACCCTGCTCGTAGCTGGTGCAGATCCTGCGGCCGCGGTGCTGGTCGTCAAGATGACGGTCCACCTCGACCCACCAGACCCTATCGTCCACGCGCTGCGACAGGCGCAACACCTCCGTCATGCCGCAGTAGATGGCATCGGGAAGCTGATCGGCACGGCTGGCGACCGAGCGCCATCGGAAGTCGGGAGGAAGCATGCGCGCAGGATACGAGCCGGGGTCTCAGATTCCGCGACTGAGGGGGCCATTCTTGTGAAGGAGGCCCGGCGCATTGCACGGGCAGGCAACTCTGCGGAAGGCGTCACCCAATTCGAACAGCCGCCCAAAACAAAAGCCCCGCTTTCGCGGGGCTTCCAGTGATTCACCTATGACGAAATCAGGCAGCCACAGGCGCCTTACAGCGAGCGATCGCGGCTTGGAGGTGACCATCGATGTTGTCGAGTTCATTGATGATCTCGATTGCCAAAGCAGCCAGATCATTCCTGTTCTTCGGCTGCGCAAGAGCGTACAGATCAAAGTTCAGGTGGGCGCCATTCATCATCATTCTCCGGTAGGTGCTTCGTATCAGGTAGGGCAAGGAAACTTAGAACTTAGACTGGTTCTTCAACTCAGCCATGATCTTCTCAAACTCTGCTGCATTCTCCTCGTCAAGCGCGAGGCCCAAGCTCTTCATCTTGAGAATGCACTGTTTCGAGTTGATGGCATTTCGCTGCTCATCAAACTCCAGCATGCCGCTCTCAAGAAACTTTGTGAGGGCAAAATCAACAAACGCCAGACCATTCAACACGTCTGCCAAGGTGGGGTTCAGATTTTCGTTGAACTGCACAAATCCGAACGCGCGATGCGCGTCGATCAATGTGTTGACCTGACCTACCACCTGGGCCCAAATCTTTGCCAGCAGATCGTTCAGATCCTGCCGGTTCGGTGCGCCTGATCCATCGCTCATTGCTTAGAAGCATCCTTGGCTATTGCTTGTAACGGCCGCGTGCATGAAATCTTTCGCCGTTCAGCTTTTCCCGTTTGGTGCCAGTCAGTTACGTTGTCGTTACGCCGGCTTGGACGCGGATACTGCATTACTTTTCTTGCGTTTGCCATAGGAAAACACGACACCTCCCCTATCACCTTCAAACCGGCCGAACAAGGGAGGAAAACGAGCTTTAAATTCAATGCGTTACGCGTAACGTCATACCACCGCGCGTGTTCATCCTGGAGGGGGATTTGAGGGGTAGAGACCATTCATGTGTGTGAATTTGCGCACTTTTGATGGGACTGTATGGGACGCCATCGGGCCGCATGGGACGTCCACGTACGGAGGCCCGCGAGGGCCGGCGGGGCGGTGCTCGGGCGCCCCAGCACCCGGGTTGAGCTGCCTGCGGCTCCCGGATCCGGCGAGCACAGATTGCCCTGGACCGCCCTGCCGCGGTACAGGGTGATTGCCCGGACTGGTGTGGGGATCGGCCGCCCCTGCCCGTCGGAGTGGAGGCCGCGCGAAGGCCCGGGGCACTGGGAGGGGGTATGGTTCGGCCATGTGCGGCCGATTCGTCCAGACCCCAATCCGAAACGCTGACACCCTGGGCTTTCCCCAGCTGGTCGGCGATCTGATGTCGATCCCGGAGAGCTACAACCTTGCGCCGACCCAGCGCGCCTCCGTGATCCTCGATCGCGGCACCGGCCTGCAGGTCACCCGTCTGTCCTGGGGCCTGCTGCCGTTCTGGGCCAAGGCGAAGAAGCTGCAGGGCTCGACCATCAATGCCCGCATCGAGACGGTGGCCACCAAGCCGGCCTTCAGGTCGGCGTTCAAGAAGCGCCGATGCCTGATCCCTATGGCCGGGTACTACGAGTGGTCGGTCAACGCTGAGGACGGCAAGAAGGATCCGTGGTTTATCCACGCGGCCGGGCCGCTGCTGGCGGCCGGCCTGTGGGAAGACACGAGCCCGCTGCTCGACCCGGACAACCTGGGCACCTTCACCGTGATCACCGGCGACAGCAGTGGCGTGTCTGCCGATATCCACGACCGCATGCCGGTGTGGCTGACGGCCGGCCAGGCCGATGAGTGGCTGGCCGCCGAGCCCGATGATGTGATGGCAATGCTGCTGGCCAGCGAGCCACCGGCGATGGAGGCCTATCGCGTCAGCCGGGCGGTGAACACGCCGCGCAATAACCGGTCGGAGCTGCTCGACGCGGTGGAATGAGCACGTCGTCAACGACGCGCTTTGTGGCGGCGGCGGCGATCAGATTCCCTCTTTCGGCGCCGATGCCAGCTGACCGCGCTGGCGATTGCCAAGGGAGCCGCGAAGACCCCTGATAGCCCGAAGATCCAAGCCAAGAGGTGCATGGTGGCTCACTGCGGATGGTGTACCCCATCCGACCACACGCCCGCCGAGCAAAGTGTGCGGCCGAGCACACATCCTCTTGCCCGCGGCCCGGCTACTTAACAGTTCATCCGCGATCAGTACAACGTGATCCCCCGCGATGCCATGCGCGAGCGGGAGCGTGCGTACACGGCATCAAGCTCTGCCTGTGTCAGTGCGTGATCGAAGACCACCATCTCCGCGTGGGCCACCGACCCATCGTAGGGAGTCGTGCTCGACACGTAGTAGGCGTTGCCCAGGGCCAGATTGCGTGCGGACTTCGCATAGGCCTGCGCGAGGACGTTGGAGACCATGCTCGCACCACCCACGTACGCCTTCCACGCTCTCGATCCCACCTCGAAGGTCATCGCCATGAATATCCAGCCGCCGCGAGCACCTGCGATGTTTGCAGCGGGCATGAACGTGACGGTGCCATTCGGTCGTGCCAACAGCTGGAACGTATCCGATGCACCGCCACGGAGAATGCCAAAGCCCTTGCCGTCACCGGCTC